TCAAACACCACCAACAAACATTGAACTCCTTCAAGTACACAAAAACCCACTAAAAACCAGCTTACAGGCTCAAAAATCCTTCAAAAAAGAAACTCCTCAAACACCACCAACAAACATTGAACTATTTGTTAAAGATGTAAAGACAGTTGTGGTAAATTCAAATGCTAAAAAATTAAAAGACTCGGATACACGCGTTATTCCGGTGTTAGAGGATCAATTGTGCGTGTCGAATGTAGACCACGTTAACCAAAAGAGAATTAGTCAACAGCGCTACATTCACAGTCTTCAGGAGCTCTCGCGAAATGTGCCAAACCACCAAGTTGATACCGCGTTCAACATCGCGAAAAACACAAACATTTATCAAGACGTCGTATTCACAGACAACAGACCCAAACGAGAGCATTCAAAGTTTGGCGTGAGTAGCAACGGTACACTTTTAAAGATCGCACAAGAACCAATCATAGCAGGCGCTCGACTAAAATCTAAATAATTTTTTTAATGATCTAAAGATCATTAAAAAAGGCTCTTTACTCTGAGCGGTCCAAAATTTTAACCACGCTGGCTTTTACTTCGTCCAAAGACCGATTCGCATCCACAATATAAACATTTTCCATTTGTGAAAACTGTTCTTCGTATTTATTGTAAAGGGCTTTCAGATAACCGAATTGAAGCGTTCTCTCTACTGCACGGTCTCTCTGCATAATTCTTTGGTAAGCAATTGCCGGGTCTACTTTTAGGTAAATATGCATGTCGACATTAAATCCAAGGCGGTCATAAAAATCCAAATACATCCTGTGCTCTTCTTCGCTAATGTACTCTTCCTCAACCAACATACTTGTAAAAATATTTTTCGAAGACCAAGGACACCTTTCGATTATAATTTTGTCATTAACATTTTTAAAGGCCGAAAACATCTTGTGAAAAGAAAAAAGCACTTGAAACTGAAAAGGAGCTGCGTAGATCGACATTTGATTGTAAAAGTCAGAGAGCAGAGACCACTCGTGTATGGGTTCTGGAAAGCACGTAAAATCGCGTGCCAGCTCGGAAATGAGCGAGGACTTTCCGCATCCGATAATACCGTCAATTGCTATTGTATAAACCATTTATTTTAGCTTTTTAGACGAAACAATTTTCATTTTTACATCTTCGATGGCCTAAGCGACCCTTTGCCGTTTGGAGTAGCGACCGCTCGCCCATCAGGGTACGGAGGCGAGTCGATCGGACTAATGAGCCGCTTGTCAAAGTTTGGCACGAAGGACTGAGTCAGCGAGATGGCCTGGTCCTTGAGACTTTTTTCTTTGTCGAGTTCCTGATGCAAGCTCTGAATCACATGTTTTTGCTCCATTTCTTTCAATTGGGTTTTAAATGCTATTTGAACCTCCTCGACTCGTTTATCGAAAGATGTCTTCATTTGTTTGTAAATGGGACATTTATATTTTTCGAGTGCATTTATATTTTTGTCCTGTTCTTTCTTGAGCTGACCGACCTTCCTGAAATCGACAACCACATCAGAATACTCCGTCACACTCGTATCCGAAAGCATCCATTCATCATTAATAACCTTGACAATGGGTACATGCTGAGCGGAAACCATTTCAACCACATCCTCTAACGAATCTAGATGTTGTTGTAATCTGCCGTACATCAGTTCGGATATCCACGCGAGTGTTTGATCGGGTAGGGCCATTACTTTGATGTAGCCCTTAATGGTGAAGAAAGGTGTGCGTTTGCCGTCCTTGGAGAGGTACTTTACGCAGCTAGAGTCCATGTTCAATTGAATAGGGTTGAAATTTTTGATGATTGAAGAAACTTCGAAAACCTTGGACTTTTCGTTTGTAAACGTTTGTAGTGTTTGGTCGAATGCTGGTATGTGTTGTTTCACCCAGGCGGCTTTGATTTCTATTTTGCTTCCTTTTTTGATGTAGTCGTCTTCGGTGATGGGTTGTGTTTTTAAGAAACTTTTGAGGCTTTTGGGCTTAAAAAGCGTAGAGTTGTAGACGTAAATTTCTTGTAAACTTATATAATCTTCCATTTATTAAAACTTTTTTTGTGTTTTTGAACCCAACGCGCGAGCCCGACCCCACCCTTTGGGCAACGAGCAGCCCACCGAGTTCGCCGTTAGCCTCCGCAAATCTCCGATCGATCTGGAGAGAAGACGCATATAATAAATGTTTAAAATCAACGGAAAAAAAATTCAACTCGTGCCGGGAAACATTAAAGACGTCATTGCATATCGATTCGATACGCTACCAGAACTATTAACAGATGTACCACCAGAAATTGCTGATAAGGGCACTTATCAGATGAAAAGTCCTCTGTTTTACATGGACGACCAGAAAATGGTAATTCGTCTCGAAAGCAAAAGCGAAGACGAAAGACCCGGCGTCAAAGTCAAAGAACCGGTCAAATGGAACGAAGTCAAGGATGTTGGATTAGACCCCTCTTTGCTCAAAAAAATGTACATAATTGCCGCAATCGAGTATCTCCAACAGTCTTTGATCGAGTTAGATCCCACTACCAGATTTAATGTGGCGTTGGTGGAACTCGGAATAGATTTGGGGGAGGAGATAGACGAACGCATATGGTCCGACCGCGAAACCACCATTCGTCAGTTTAAAACGCTTGTCGCACAACATAAAGACTCTGTCAAAAAAAAAACTCAAACCCTGTCTTTGTGGTCAACCATTCAACCAAGATTTGAATTCGGCTCTTTTGTGTTGACCAAAATTAACCATCAAACCATCCTTCCAAATTTAGAAAGTTTTAATGAGTTTATGGTTTTCGACTCGGTTAAGCTGAACGATTTCGTTGTTGGGTGTTTTTATCAAGGAATGGTAAAATTCAACCCCGAGTTCACTCATTTAATAGATGTGTATTTGAACCAGGATAAGATTTTGAGTAAAAAGCTGAAAGCTGCCGACGTAATACAAATCATGATTACAACAAATAAAGTCAAATACAAACTTATCAACGTTTTTGTCACAGACGAGACTATAACATTCGTTATAGAGACGTTGATCAACGAGCCCAAACTAACTAACGAGCTGAAAGACCTGGTGAAAAATATAATCGCCGACATGGGACTCTCGGAGGCGTACAAATTACGAACCGACGACGACTTTTATTACGGATCGTATTCCGCAACAATCAACACACCTATAGTTATTCTAAAAGACATGATAACAAACGACCCAAATATCTATAACATTAGTTATATAAACGAGAGTGCTTTGATCAATACGCGCAAGAGCAACCTGAACATTTTTCTGAAGAAAAAGGACGAGGCGGGAACCGATATCGGCGTTACCCTATTCGAAAAACCCACAGGGACATTCGTGCGCCTGAAAAAGGTGCGCGGCGGCAACGATTTGCAAACACGGATAGACTCGTACATAGAAACTATCAACAAAATCATCCAGTACGTGACCGACAACACAGCGCCGGTGTTGTCATATTACAGACAATACATCGAGTTGGAGGTGAACCTCGAACCCGTAGAAGCGCCAGCGTCTAAGAAAAAGGACGCGAGCCTGAAAGCTCAGGTGCCGGAACTGTTTGTTGCCAACTACACACGATTATGCAACAAACCACCCATCATTGTGGATCAACAAGAAGAGTCGAGCGAAATTTTAAAATTTCCAATCTATGGAGAAGGAGAGCCAAATTTTTATAAATGCCCTTATCCAGAGTACAAATACCCCGGTCTAAGGGCAAATGCAACATTGGTCAATAAAGCAACTTTTCCGTTTGTACCATGTTGTTACCAACGCCCACAGACGTACAGTAAGAACGTCAAATTGTACTACGATAGAGAGACGTACGAACAACGCGTCAACACGGGAGAGATTGGCAAATCGCTAAAGGTGTTAGCGCCGCGTAGGATCGGTGTCTTGCCGCCACGCGTCGACAAGCTGCTGAACTACGTGCTTGGCACAAAGTTTTACCGATATGGCATACGCGCGTCTCGCTCGTCATGCATAGAGGTCCTGAATTTGGTCACGGGACAATCTCTGACCGATGCGGAAGTCAGAGAAGAGTTGGCGGAACGCGCCGAACTATGCAAAAGCGAGTTCCCTACCATAAGCACGAAGGAAATCAAAAATAAGATACGGGACCACGAAACATATATAGACCCCAAACTGTTCAAAAACGCGCTTGAAGACTTTTACCAAGTCTCTTATGTTTTATTTTCAAAAGACCAAGATGACTTTTCAACATACCCCACCAAATTTATAAAGTTTGTTTGTACTTTCAACGAACAAATATTTTTCATGATCGAGCATGAACACGAACAGCACGTTGAACTTGTTATAGACGAAGAGACATCTACTTTGATCAACAAACAAACAAAAAGCCTACAAATTCTCTATAACCACGCCCACGGCCCGATCCAACCTCTGTTCGAGTTGTACAAGCAAAGATTTGAATATACGGTCTTTGACGCGCGCATCAAAGACCTTACATTGGATAAACAGCGGGCCAAACAAAGCATCGACGCGTTTACCCTCTATCCCTGGGAGACGACGAAGGTCGACTTTGCCGAAGAACCAACATTCAAACCATTAAATCAATACATCGATAGTTATGGACAAACTAGACTTGTTGAATTTAAAGACGGCCAAATATCATTCGTCGGACAGTTTGACCCGTTACCGTGTTTAAGGCTGCCAATCAAATCTCTGGGACACTTCATCCGCCGGAACAACAAACTAACACAAGCCGACATTGACTACATACACACAACCCACAAATGGTGCAACCTGTACTCGTTGCCCAACCCAACCCCGCGTCCGATTAGTCGCGAAGTGACGACTTGGTACCAGTCGAAACTCGCCCCGGACAACGCGTCGCAAGCCAATCCTTACACCGAATACAAAACCATGAAAAAGCTGGCCGAGTATATACTGTGGGGAGCTTGTTACGTTTACAGCAGCTTCTATTTTGACATAAGCGTGGACGAATGGATAGACAATCATACACGCGTTATACCAGATTTTACATATTCTAGGGTTGAAGTGAAGCCTGTTTTTGACAAATCTGAATTTTTGGTAGATGATAAATTTATTTTCGACAGTTCCGAATTTCAAGAACGCATCAAATATAACTTAAACTTAATTTCACAAGTAAACCTAAAGCTCTTTTCTTCCAATATTTACCATCTGTTTTATAAAGACCTAACAAACTTTAAATTGGAGTATCCTGCAAAACTTGCGTTGACCAAAGAAGAGTATTACCAGAGAACACGCGAATCTTACGGATTGACGCTATTGACGACAGACAGCGTTCCGTATATTAAGATTGACACTCTGTATTTTGTCCAAGAACTGTTTGGACGTTATCAATCAACGCTGTGTTTGTTCTTGTCTTCGTTTGCAAAAATGCTTGACGTTGCAAATAAACTGTTTTGGAAAATAATACCAGGACAAAATTTAATAAATATAGACGTTTTTAACCAAAACGAAATTGAACAATACTCAATTGGCACAACCGAACCGTCGATTCACGCAATTGCAATTAATATTAACAACATTTGGTATTATGGGCTGTTATTACCGAAACTTGTATAATTGAAACAATCTTTAATTTCTGTTTAGAAATTAAAGATATAAAAATCCGAAATATGGTCAATAACCACAAATTCAACCTCTTCTAACGTATTGGGATTTGAAACCAACCACAATAAAACATCGTCATATTTATGGAAAGTTTGACCAATTAAACCTTCATCTGTTAAACCATATTCTCCATCCAATCCAAATATTTTTTTATTGTTGTTTCTGGTATTAAAATACCATCTCAAGTTGAATAAAATTCCTAAAGACTTAAACTTTAGGTCGTCTTCAAATTTTTGTACTAAACGTAAGCTTGCCCAGTGTTGGTGAGCGCGATGATCCTCGTCTTTGACGAGTTGCAGTTCCTTTCTTTGACAAAACAATTTTATCGGAAAAATTAAGTGATAGGGAATCAACCTATCTACCTGTTCAATCGTGTAGTGTTTTTGCACCAATCTACACAAATAAAAATATAGCTCATTTACTAAACACATAAATTTTAAAGGTCGAGCACATGGACCTTTTGTTCCAATTTGTTTTGTCACTTGTTGAAATTTGTATAAAAATTTTTCGGGAATAAACCGAGAATTGGGATTCGTTAAAAGTTTGTTGGAAAGCGACTCAATCTCAACCAAATTTAAAATTTCCGAACTTAGATTTTTAACATCTATAACACCTTTACATTTCAAAAAATTATAATTTAAGGCCCAACTAGTTATAGCTTCGTTTATACTTTTACAGTTTCTTAAATTAAAAATAGGATCAAACAACACACTAAATGTTACAGTTCCCAAATTTTCGAGATTTACCGACACAAAAGATCCGTTTAGACAAATAGGTATTGCGACGACATTGGAAGAACGTGCCTCGGCTTCATAAACTATAAGCGATACTTCGCCACTCATCGGCAACCCGAACAACGAATCGGTCGTGAAGGGTGCTGATCGTAGCGACAACGGGTTATTAACTCTGACTTGATATTTGTGGTTTGAAAGATGTTTAGCCCGAAAGCGTTGTTTTACTGTCTGATAATCTGCTGTTTGCAGTTTAATTTCAATGGTCGAAAACCAAAAATCTGTGATGCTTTTTGACAGCTTTTCATAAATTTCAAATGCGGTTTGATTGCATACAACTCCAAGAGAAAAAAGATCCATTTATTGGCGAATCTCATACAATCTAAATTTCATTTTTCAACACTTCATCTCTTGAGGAATGGAAAATCAGATGATCATTTTGACCAAACGTTTTTGAAAAACAAATGTCTCCGTCTCGAAAAACAAATATTTTTTTATAGTTTAAATCCTTTGGAGTTAATAACACACCGTGAAAATTTTGCAACGGACCAAGATACGGTTCAACCTCTTTAGTAATATCGTTGTTGTTTTCATCCTTAAAAACAATCAGGTCGTTTGATTTGTTTTTAGCGGGAAATAGGTAAATATATTTCTTTCCTTCGTCATAATAAGTCAACGATCCATAACCATCTTCGTAATCTACCGCAGATTCGGTTTGTTTGGTGAAAAATGTCGCGCTCCATTGATCACCCACCATTGTAACCCTTTGCCACAAACATTTAAAAAATATGGTTAAAAGAACAATTGTGTAAGGATGAGATTCGATTATGATATAATATCCGATTCCAGACATGATGGATGTTATTAACATGAATGAAATGCTTTTGATGGACGTGAAAAATAAAACTGCCGACAGTCCAACGAACAACAGTTTTAAACAATTAAGTTTTAACGATTTTATTTCTGTAGTGTTCATTTATTACTTTTTTTATTCGAAAAAATCTGAATGTCAACTCAAAAAATATTTTTGCTCGTCTCTCTTCTCTCTTCTCAACTCGGGCGCAGAGCGCCCTCGTGAGGTGGTGATTTCGCTCAACTCGGGCACAGAGCGCTCTCGTGAGGAGGTGGTGAAACCACCGAAAAAAAATATTTCGCTGGTCTCCTCTTATAATAAATGATTCTGTTAAAAACATTTCTATATACATTGTTTATTACACAAATATGCAATTCGTCGCAAAGTGAAACAGATAAAGATATTGTTGTGAAATATCTTCAAGAAACTGGATATCTACCCGAAGGGCAAATTCACCCCGAATCCTCGGATTCCAAACACAATTTTCGAAAGGCAATAAGGATGTTTCAAAGAGAAAACTCGTTAATTGTAAATGGACGTTTAACACAACAAGTCATTAATACCGTTAAAAAAGAAAACGATAAAAAAATAGTTGTAAACTATCTTAAAACATATAATTATATTATTGGGGTTGTTACGCCATTAAAAATTAAATCCGCTGTTGAAAAGTTACAAAAGAATACTGGTTATTTAATTATAACAGGTGAAATCGATAATGAAACAATTCAGTTTATAAAAAATCATCCATCCGCTTTTTCGGAAATGCCTTACCCTGATCGGCCTTTCCGATCAAGGCGCTCAGATGGACAAAGCCCATCTGGGTACCCCCAGATAAACAAGTAAATAAATAAACATGAGTTTCTTACCACCAACAATACATACTGCAGTACAAAAATACCCGCTTTCGCAGACTCAGGAGTCTGCGGGATTGAGGAGCGACGAAACGATTGAACCCACTGTTTGGTCTGTTATAGAAAAAAAATACCCACTTTTTGCTACACTTATTCAAAAGAGTGGTCTAAAAACCATTTTAGACGACCCAAGAGCAGATTTAACAATCTTTGTTCCAACGGACATTGATATGCGCGAATTTTGCCCAACAAACTTAAAGGCATGTTTGGGAATGGGAAACCAAATTCAAGAAATGCAAACTTTGGGAATAAACCTATTTCAAGCAAGACAAATAGTCGATAGGTTAATTGTTCCAGGTATTCTATCAACAACTATGATGATTCAAAGCGCGATTACAAAGTATAGAACAAGAGACCGATTTAACGATTTGTTAGTTGAGACAAACCATTGTGTGCAATTTGAACCGGAAACGTACAACAAGCCTCCATTTGGGTTAATATTGAATCAAAGGGCCCGTATTTTGGTGCCAGACCTTAGAGTGTCAAACGGCATAATTCACACGGTTGATAGATTTCCTTTTAATGTTGGCTGTTGTTAAGTTACTGTTGCTTCGTATTTTTTAATGTTCTTAGAACATTAAAAATTTAAACTATACATTTTCCGATTTTGGATTTTGTGGAATGAAAATCTATAAAGAGTGTGGGATCGTTCCACTGAATTTTTGTAACACAGTCAACAAAATATTGAAACGATTTCAAATCCTTGGACTTGCTCAGCGACGACCACAGGGCAAATCCGTGCAACAAACCGACAGTGCGCGTATATCCACACAAAACGAGCTTTTTGTACAAGTTGAGATCTGTGGTGGACAACTTGTACAATTCGTCCGGAGAAAGAATCTTGTCCATCAAACCATTACAGTGAACATCGGGGATGTGAAAGTCGATCAGTTTGGTTGTGTCGGTTTTGAGAATTTTGTTCAGTAGATTAACAGTGTGGGTTTTTAACGTGGTTAAATCATTCAACAGATTTGCTTTCGTTTGAATTGGTTTAAATCCTAAATAAAGGATTAAAAAGAGCAACAATAAAATAATTAGATAGTGCATTTATTTATTGGTTTTTGACTCAAAAATATATTTCGGGGGGATTGAGTAGCGTCCTTGTGAGGTCGTGAAACCACTGAACTCAAAACACTTCCGACTTCTACAGTCAAACTACTTTTTAACTTTTAATGATCGATTTTACCTACCTTTTTGTTTTTAAATAAATGAGTACTTCCTCGAGAAACTGTTCTTATGCACCATTAGCTTGTTACAACAGCTCTGGTGATATTAAAGTCCCGGTCCCGGTTACGGCAACACAGGGATTTTACGTCGTGCCCGACTATCAAACATATGGATATCAAACCTTGACTGGCGCGCGTTCTGGTGCAAGTCCTTCGTGTTCGGGCTACTTTACGATCGACCATGCATATGGTAGTTGCAATTCTATGTCATATGTCAGAAGAAGTTGCATCTAATTTAGAAATGTTTAATGCTCTCAGAGCATTAAACACGAAGAAACTTGTTAAGGACGATCCCAAGGTATTAGACCACATTCGACGCGTTCAATCGAAATAATTGTGAGAGAGTCAACACAGTACTTATTGCGAAGTTGTCGCAATTGTTTGTTGTATGTACTTATCTGGTTTTCTATTTCAATTATTACACTTCCATTTTTAGAAAATTTGCTGAAAAATTCAATAGATGTACTATTATTATACTCTGTTGTTACTATATTTGTGACAAAATTTAAAAACTCGTCCAAAACAATTAAAACTGCTTTTAAAGGCGGTTGCTTTTTTAAGAGTACAAAAAGCTGCTTAGACCAACATTTTTCATGAGCATCAATTTCATTTGGCTTTTTGATACATTTAGTTACAAAGCGCCCTCTTAGTTCTTGTTTCTTACGATCCAAAAAATCCAAATTGTAAACGTGATCTCTAAGAGAAGTCGTTATCAACATCAATTCTTGGATCATCCGTGGTAAACCAAACAACTTTTTTTGAATTAGCGCGTTAAACACATCGTGAAACACCGAATTGCCAGAATTTAAAGTAACATTTTGAGTGGTTGCTTCTAACCACTCAAAATAATGAGGGTTATGAATGGCGCCTTTATGTATGCGTGTGGTTTTCCAGGAGAAGGCGACATGGCACTTGACACAGAACATTTGGTCGCACCCGTCAATCTTTTGAATGCGCACAGAACAGTTGGGGCACTTTTTGGTTGTTTTGGCGACTTCCTCCATAGTTTTGATAGTTTCTGGATCGCAAATATGGTTGTCCAAATGTAGTTCCAAGCACTTTGTACAGACCGTAACTAGGCATTTTTGGCATGTTTCGGTCTCTGCGCCAAAAGTCAACATTGTGCCTGGGCAGTCGGTGGTAGGGCACTTTACGATGAATGATTTAACCTGCGCGGAGTCGTTGCTTCTAATTCCGCCCCGTTCCAAAAGTTCTAGTTCTGTCTGAGATCTGGAGCGCAGCTGCTGTATTTCTATATCGTCCGAAAATCTCTTTAGATGTCGATCAAGCTTTGCGATACGGCTCCACAAAATCTCTATTTTTCTGATGCGTCCAGCCTCTTCCAGTTCATATTTGACGATTGTTTGTTCTTTTCGCATTTCGTTGTCCGTCAACTTAAGCATATACTGCTTTATAAATTTTTTGGTGGCGACTCTGTACAACACTTCAAAGGGAATAAACTCTTTGCAGTGCATACATGTTTGAGTAGACGAATCTTGCAACAACCAGGTCTGTAAACAGTCACAACATGTAGCTTTGTTGCACGACTCACATTTAATCTTAAGTCGAAGTTTTATTGTAAACTTATTGGTACAAATTAAGCATTTAGAATTCATTGTTTTTTATATATACGTTTTTTATAAAATTTTCATTTTTACATGTGTACTATGATGCAGAATTTTCCCACAATTTCGTGAAAAACGAATTTAAAGTCCAAGTGAACTTTAAATTCAAATAACGTTGCTTATCCGAGGTCTAGTAAAAACTTGGGGATAGAGACGCTTCCACTTTTTTCTCAGCCCCAAATAAAGTTTGTCTGTACTTGTACAACAAGTACAAGATGATGAGCAGACCAGATATTCCGATAACGTACTTTGGTTGAAAATAAGACATTGGTTGGGTCTGGACAATTTCTACTGGTGGCTCCCCAGTAAAGGTCGGTTGATCTGGTGTTCCTCCTTCGGGAACAGATGGCTGCGGTCGATGGTCTTCTTTGGGTTTGACGACAATTTTCACGTCGCATTCGCAGGGTTCTTGCTGGGCTTTCAGTACCAAAAAGTACGATTTCAGCTGGCCATCAGACTCGATTTGTCCGTTTATGTAGCCGTTGTCGACAAGTTTGTATTGTTTGGGTTTTAAATCGTTTTGTTCGACTATGGTGATGTTAAAGGGTTTTTTCTCTTTACATGTTACTTCAAAAAAGCAGGAAAAGTTTACAGTGGTGCCGTTTAAGGGGATTAACTGTTTGTGTTTGTCTATTTTATATTTTTTGGAGGTTGTGTCCATTTATTTAAACAATAAATAAAATGGAAGATGAAGACGAAATTTACGAAAACCAGCCTCAATTCTTAGCCGAGCGAGACGTGTGGAATAGAATCGGCGGTGTGGACATAGGACTCGGCTTGGGGGGGGCCATCAACCTCCGAAAAAGCGGGTACACAATCAATGAACAGTTTAAGTTAATTGCGGCGGCAACTGTAAAACTACTTGGTGATTTTGAATTTGAACACTCGTTGTCGACCAGTGGATTAACACACATGCTGTCGCTGGTTGAAAAAATCCCAGACTTTGAGTACAAAAACCCGTCGGCATTTGCATTTGGTTATATTGCGGCTATAAACTCTGATTACACAACCCACCAAATTAATAAACCTGTCCTTGAACGGGTTTTTAAAATTAACAGGGAAATCGAAGACAAACTATTTACAAAAATCGATGATATTGATATAGTACGATACACGCGTCTTTGTCTGTTGCACAAATTAAAATAACCGAACAGCCTATTTGGGAAGAAATAAATGAATTTGCCACCTGAAATATGGGGTCCGGCATATTGGACAACCCTGCATTTTATATCTTCCACATATGACACGAATCCAAATGCAAGTATTAAAGAAAACATGAAACGTTTTATTCAATCCATACCAACTTTATTGCCATGTCAAGAGTGTAGAGACCACGCATTTACTTTTTTGCGCTCTGCAAATATTGAGCATGCAGTATTAAACAGAAAAAGCTTGTTTACTTTTTTCTTTAATTTCCACAATACAGTTAATCAAAGATTAAAGAAACCTCCTATGAATATAAAAGATGCTTTATACAAATATAAAATACCGAAAGAAGAACACAATCTATATCTTAAAGACACCCAACCTCCTCGCGACGAATCCGCAAGCACGCGAAATATAGTCTTGGTCGCTTTGCTTGCTCTCCTCGTTTTACTTAGATGGACTTAATCAAATTTTTAACGTACTGAAGACAATAAATTGAACAATTTTTGCAATCATCTGTCTGTTCATATTTTATGGATTTTTCAAACTTTAAAAAATAAATTTTGTGTTGATTGAGAAGTTTGTAGAGCAGAGTTTCTATTAAATGGTCAATGGTTGGAAACGTGAAATTTTTAAAAGGTTCATATCGAGTGATAATTTTACTTTTTCGGTCAAGAACTAGTACGTTTAAATGTTGAATTTTGTTGCCGTAGATTTTAACGGGAAATATTATATATCGGATTTTGTTTGAAGGGTCACATGCTCTTTCAAACGAATCCACAATTGATATTTTAGGATGCGATCCCAAAACAATAGAAATACACGATCCCACACTTGCTTTGTCTTGACAAATATGGGTTAAACACAACTTAAAATTTTGATATTTCATTTATTAGCTTTTAATTTTTTTAAAAAATTAAAAACTTACTTTATCATGTTCAATAGTAGTCCTACGAGCAAGTGAATAATCGCAAGAGCAATCACAAACTCCCATAAACTTAAATCGCCGATTTTGCGTTCTAAAAGCATTTATTATATGCAAAATCAATCTTCGTTTTCCTCTTCAGAATCGCTTTTCGCGTAATTCAAGTCCAACTCAGGAATATCATAGCTAAACTCTCCTACAGGCACTTGGTTCAAGTTTAACGGCAATTCACAGAACAACTTGTATTTATGACAAATCTCAACCATCTCTTTGTTTAGTGGTTCAACAGATCCATTTTCAGATTCAAAACCTATTATGGTTTTTGTATCTGTGTTCATAACAAGTTTAGCGTTGTTCAGGTCTGAATACGTGTCTGATGAGACAACATGGTTTGAGTGCGGAGTTTTGAGAACTTTGATGATGCTGCGCGATTCCTCAATCGATTCAAGAATCGAAAATCTTTTTTTCTGGGGGAGAGAGGATTTGCGACCACTCGTTTCCCCACAAGGTGTGTATAAATGTAACTGTTTTACTTTAAGGTAAAGTTGGTCTCTTTTTACACGTGGATATTTTTCACAAATGATATGTATTAGAGATTCGATTTTTTCGTTGACAAGTTTTTCAATGTTGTTTTGCATCATTTATTAATTTTTATTTTGCGATACATTTTTCATTTTTCACCCAGATAACTGAAATTTACATACCTAAACTCACCATAATTTGTTGGTTAGCCTTTTCCAACTGTGCAATGTCATCATAAATGTACGGTTTTACAGTGTCCATGATTTTTAATAAATCGTTTACCGAAGCGACAGGTTTTACTGGTTTAAAAACCGGAGGCTCAATATACGGCGTTCTAGATGGCTCAATCTGAGTTGGAGGCATTATCGGCGATTCAATCTGAGTTGGAGGCATTATCGGCGATTCAATCTGTGTTAGAGGCATTCTCGATGGCTCGATCTGTGCTAGAGGCGTTCCGGGTTGAATTGGAGGCGTTCTCGTTGGAGGCGTTCTCGGTTGAGGAGTTGGAGGTATTCTCGGTTGAGGAGTTGGAGGTGTTCTCGGTTGAGGAGTTGGAGGTGTTCTCGGTTGAGGAGTTGGAGGTGTTCTCGGTTGAGGAGTTGGAGGTGTTCTCGGTTGAGGAGTTGGAGGTGTTCTCGATTGAGGAGTTGGAGGTGTTCTCGGTTGAATTGGAATCGGCTGTCCAATTATTTTTTTTGGAAGTTTTTCTAAAGCCGTATAATGATAGTCATCGATAAAACCAAGAGGAATGATGGTTGTAAAACTATCATCATTAGACACAAACTGAAAATTTTTAGTATTTAACATTAAAAGATTGAATTTAACTTTAAATATTTCGCTCAGAGTTAGTAAGCTGATTGAGTCTCCCCAAGTACCGTCCATTTCTAGTTGTTTGAGATATTTTTTGATACTTTTATGTAATTGTTCTGGCGAGTCTGTTGGTAGGTCTGGTCGAACTGCCGGCAAATAAAGTTGAACAATATCGTCAACCTGTTTGAGATATTTGACTGCCATGGAACGAAGTTTCTGATGGTTGTATGACTTAAACTGAGCTCCTCCTGTCAATTTGAGAGAAGCGGAAATTGCATTAAATTGACAGTTGCCGTCTTTTGGCACCTGAACTACCCTATAACCAAACTTTTGCGCCAACTCTTCAAGAGCTATATCCTTTTCCTCCCCGGTTAACGGTGCCTCGATTAACGGCGCCTCGATTAACGGCGCCTCGATTAACGGTGCCTCGATTAACGGTGCCTCGATTAACGGTGCCTCGATTAACGGT